AGGGTCTGACACCGGAATAATGTCGGTGTGTTCGTAGTCTGACTGTTTGACCATACGACCCCGGTCAGTCTCATAGTCATACTCTTCTGGCGTGTAGTCCCGAATGATGTCTTTAAGAAGGTTAAATTCCTTCTTCATTGAGGAGTGGACTCTGGCCTGAACAGCAGACATGACTTTCATCATGCGTTCAATAATTGCCAGAGTTGTTCCTACCGGGGCTTGTTGGTTCATATCGGCAATTTTCATATCTGCCGTAGAAGCCAATCCCCTACCTTCGTCCACTACTTCTTTAAACAACGCGAACAGTGTAGATGAAGGTTCCTTATAGGGGAGGGTCATAATGTTGTCCCGAATAGCCCCTGCTGGAACATCCACATCTCTGAACTCGCCGGGAGCTATTGGAGTGTCATCGCCCTTGATACGCAATCCACGGGATTTCAACCCACCCGGCAGGTTAGCCAATGTTCCCGCATCTATTAGTTGACGAAGAATTGAGGTGGAACCCTTGGCATACCCACCAAGAATATGGATATATCCAAACCCATACGGGCCAAAACCGGGAATAAAGGTGTACTGAACAAAGTGATTGCGTTTCTTCTTGTGTTTATCTTCAGGGTTCCAGTTCCTGTAGATTGAATACACACAACAGTTCGTATCAAGGGTAACTACATATGGAAGGGCTATACCTGTCTCTTCGCCGTCTTCTTCGTCCTCAAAACCTGCCAAATCCAGTTCTACATGGCATTCGTACAAAGTGTAGCGGTTGTCATCTATTGAATTGATTCCGGTAAGTTTTTCTTTCTTCTTATCTATATCGGATATCTCTTTTGTGGGGGCAGTCAAATCCCTATCTACATAAAACCCAGCTTGCATTAGCCGCCGAATTTCATTTTCTGTCTTCTTCATCCTTTGAGTAATCCTTGGGCATGAAGCAAGATCAGTATTGCCATACGGTATATAGACATCTTCGGCAGGAACAAACATCGATACCTGACGTTCTAGGTAAGGGTCGTAATACACCTTTTTAAACGCAGCACCAGCAAATCCAAGATTCCAAAGCATCCGCTCATGTTCGGCGCGGTACTCACTCATATTCTCCGTAAGCTGCCAATTCATATCGCCTTTAACACGTTCTGCCGCCTCTTCCTTCTCCTTGTTCTTCTTGCCTATTACCTTGGTAAAGACAGGCCCACTCGCGGGAAAAGTCTCCATGATCATCTCAGACTGAAACTTAATCACCGCCTCAGACAGCAAACTGTGATAAACCCCAGAAGCACCGGGCCAAGGCTCAGTCCTTTCATCCATCTTCATCCCCAGTAACTCAAGCCCTTCAGTTACCGTATTTTCCCAATCCCGCCTCGAACTTTTATCTGTACGAATATCTGCAAGCAAATCACTAGCCAAAGACTGCAAATCACCCTCTGTAATAGACTCAGCCAAGTTCTTTTTGAACTCTTCGTTGGGGTCTTCAACCTCAATCTCTATTACAACAGCAGGGCCATCAATCTCAATCTCTACAGGTTCTGACGAGTTGATATCTTCCAAACTTATTGGCGGTATATATCGTTCCATTTTTTATCCTTAATAGTAGTGCTTGACACGCCGAGGCTTGGGTTCTTCGTATAAGTCACTTGGTAGTCGTACAAACCCTCCCTGACGGTAACGAAGTAATGCTTGGGTCATAGAATCTACCAAGTCATCGTGTTCACCATTTGGAAAGTCTGCCACTTCCTCTACCAACTCATACGCCCAACGAGTATCTGGACACCAGATTACCCCAGATGAAAACAAACTCGCCACAGCATTTACACGCGATATCTTGTCGTTACCTCTAGATGGCGTGAATTCTTGTACAGGTATCCCCATATGTCGTAATTCCGCTATCAATGGTTGCCCTGACGCTTTTGCTTCTACTATCAAAGTGTCAGGATTAAACTCTTTGTAGTGTTTAAATGCAACCTCTTTTAGTTCAGGGAACTCCATCTTCTCTTTAAAACTGTCCAAAAGAATAATATTGGGAACCATCTTCCCAGTCTTTGCATCATCTTCTATATTAAATACACCCCAAGTTGTGCATGCTGAATAGTCAGACCTTTCTGTCTTACTAAATGCTGTATCCCACGATTGAATAACGTATTCGCAAACTGGCGGTACTTCCTCTTCCCATATCCTCCACCAATCCTGTTTGATAATGGCTGACTCAGACGATGTAGGTTCCTGTTGATACTGCGCCGCCCAAAATCGAGGATGGATCGTTGCCTTGGTAGCCTCCAGTTCCTCAAGACTCCAGAACTCAGGCCATACCGGCTTACCAGAAGGCATGATCGCCGGAAATTCAACTATCTCCCACTGGTCTGCATCAGGGTTTTTTGCGGAATAGTCTAATAACCTACCCGTCAAATCCCTCTTAGACCAACGAGTCATAATTAACAATATAGCCCCACCCGGCTGTAACCTCTGCCTAGGGCCAGTCATGTACCAATCATAAGTTCCATCGAAGGCATCAGCATTCAAACTCTTCCCATCTTGCTCACTATGCGGATCATCAATAATCATTAAATCCGCACCATACCCAGCTACAGCACCTCCTACCCCAACAGCAAAATAACTACCCCCCCTGTTAGTACTCCACTTCCCCGCCGCCTTAGAATCCGATTGCAAATACACATCCTTAAACACAGACTGAAACTGTGGCGCAGCTACCAAGTTTCTAACCTTTCGACCAAACTCCAATGCCTTGTCTGCCGTATGACTAGACTGAATAATCTTCTTATGTGGGTACTTACCCATAAACCATGCAGGTAACAAATAACTACCAAACTCACTCTTCGTATGACGAGGCGGCATATTGATAATCAATCTCTTGATCTTCCCACTCGCCAAGTCTTCAAACTTTTCAGCAATAATCCTGTGATGCCTACCCGCTACAAAAGTATCATTTACAAAATGAGGCCATATCAAATCTACAAAATCCATAAAATTTATTACCGCCCTACTCTCCTTATCCTCTTTTTTGTACATCTCCAATAACTCATATAACTCCTGCTGCTCATTCAATGTCATCTTGTCCAGCAGTCTAGGTATATCTTCAATCATTTCTGTATCAACCTAATCAACTTCACACCAAATGGTTTTGTAGTCCTCTTAGACCATTTCTCCCGCTCAAATACACCCAACGATGTCAGCCTCCCTACAATCCTTCCAATATTCCTGCAAGATGTAAGGTTTAAACCATAAGCAATATCTAGGTAACTAGGCCCATACCCATACCTCTCCCAAAATAACCTGACATATAAATACACATCCCTTTGTCTCGGAGTCATAGGTACCGGCAATCCTTTTGTTATTAACCTACCACCCCATTTAGTATCTACACGGGGGGTGGGTGCCTTAAATCTCAATGTGTAAATACTATGCCCTTTGGGAGTGTTTATAAAATGTGCGGAACACACTGTCAAAGCATGGGCGCTACGCACTCTCTGCCAGCCGGGGGTGGGGGGCGGGTGGGGTCAGCGCAGGGGGGAACGGTCATTATAATCAACGACTTGCGCGTCTTCGGCTGTGTCGGAGGCTGCATCGTTTACACTCTTCGACGCATCGAGAAGGGAGTCGGCATCAAGTGCTGACACTCCGGCATCGACGACATCCCTCTCTGTGATTGACTTGAGCAGTGCATCGATGCGCTGCCTGACACCTTGCCCTGCTGTCGCGGAATGCTCCGACTTGTCCTGAAAGAGGCCGCACGTTTTACCCAGAGCCAGCAGGGAGGTCACGCGTCCGCTATCGCCGCTTTCGAGGGATTCCACTAGCAGACGATCAAGAACGTGATCCCTGCGTTGCGCTGCGCTCATTAGTGAGCCTCGCAGCACAACTGCCTCTGCTGCTGCAATAGCAGTGCGAATGACGGGGCGCTCTTCTAGTCGCTTTGCGCTTGCTGCTGGGGAGTTTACGCGTGGCATCACTTCCTCCCACGCTTGTGCCGGAGACAGTCCTTCTGCTCTCTTCATCACATACCCTTTGTGTCTTGGTTGCACTCTGTGCATTGCGTCCCGCACTGATGTTGCTTCCTGTCTTGTGATCCTGCTGATGATTCTTGTCTTCGCCGCAATCCGGGCTGTTCCCGCGCTAATCGGAGTCGGTCTAGGTGCGCTGTTTTTGGCCCGGTTGTCTGTGTTCATGTGCGGATGATAGCTGCTACCAGCCGTGGTTTCAAGTTTAAACTCCTTTGCAATCAATGTCATGTCATCTTGTTACAATTTGTTACACTTTAATTGTTTACACGCAATGGTCATATCCTGATACTAGCGGCTGTTGTTGATGTATTTGAAGCAGAGCGGACTCCCAGCAGTATGGACTCAGGGGCAATAAGACCTCGCCGCACTAGCCGACAGAGTGAAGCCCCAGTAGCACTGCTCCCGCGTGGCATGTAAGACCACAAAGCGAGTGACACTGTGCAATCCCTGACATGAGACCCGTCAGCCCCGCATATAAGCCGGGGCCACGGTAATGTCGATCAGGTGAGCGCAGCAAGCGGTGACGAACATGGTTTCTGTCGGTGGTTGTTCTGCTTGCCCCGGAAGGGGAGGATTTGAGCCGTTGCGCTATGTGTAAGACGCGACACATGCTCTTCTAAGGACATTCAGCGGATCAATTCTATGTGGTGATAGATACCTGTCGGCAGCAAACCCGACACGATGACAACCAAGTGCTGAGTGTCCTTAGACGGTGATACAGGCTACCGTAAACGCTTGATTTTAGGAGGTTATATGAACTTCTTCGACACGCTGAATGATGCACTGAATGCTGAGGGACTGATCGAATCGTGGGAGTGTACGCAGTCCCCGATTGGCTATGGGGAAACCCGCAGCTATACATGGCAAGACGGGACTAGGTATGGTCATTATGTGACTATTTATAGAGACAATTCGGGGCGGTATGAGCGTCCCGTGCATTACAAGCGATAGACCGAAACCCCGGAAGGGGTATCACCGTTACGCGGTGACTGATGAGGTCAATTACAGGGGGAAGCATGAACAAAGTAGAGGCAGTGAAAGAGGTGCAGAAGTGGGCAGAGGATGAGAGCCGTGCTCTGTGGTTTCTGAACCGTTTAGAGGAGCGGAATGGGCTGCTGGCCTATGCTACTGAAGCACGGGTAGCGCGGCAGAGCCTTATCCGCCGTATTGCGGAGTTGCAGATTGACGGTCAAGTGGCAGTCTGGGAGAGCGGCAGGGACTGTGACTCGGTGCGGTACAGAGGCTTCAAATGCCTGATTCCCGCGACTGTGGCTGAGTTCGATGCGCTCTGTGAGCATGAACACAAGTGGGCTGATGGCCCGTTCTGTCTCTGGGTAGAGTCACCACTGCTGGAGCGAACGCGCTGCTCCCGCGATCTTGGCATGGAAGCGTTCGAGGATGGGCATTCCCACGTTATTTTTGATTGATTCCACTGCCTCTGCCATGCGGGGGCTTTGGAATACGCAGCCAGTGCGTGACTGGCATCAATGGGAGATTGACATGCTGGGAAAGATGAGAGACGTACAAGACAAGCACGGGCGAGTCGTGCTGAAGGTTGGCCCCACGGTGACAAGCCTTGG